ATTGCTTTCTATCAAGAAATTATGAGTGCGTGTGATATGCTGGCTCAAGAAGCCAAAGTTAATCGCAAGCCACGTAAGACTAAAGTTGTTCCTAAGGACAAAATTGTTGCTAAACTCAAGTATATGAAGTCTAACGAACCCCTTAAACTTGTTAGTATCAACCCTGCTGATATTATTGGCACTAAAGAACTGTGGATCTTTAACACTAAGACTCGTAAGTTGGGCAAGTACGTGGCCGCAGAATTCCAAGACTTGGGTGTTAAGGGTACTACAATTACAGGCTTTGATGAGTTCAAGAGTGTGCAAAAGACTGTGCGCAAGCCCGAGGACAAGCTCAAAGAATTCAAAGCCGCAGGCAAAGTACAGCTACGCAAGTTCTTGGAAGATATTAATGCTACAGACACTAAAATGAATGGTCGTATTAACGAAGACACTATTCTGCTTAAAGTAGCATAGTACAAAGTTTTACCGTAGATAAATACTCTAAAGTGAGTGTTTATCTATGGACCATCTGTCATCAATTCAAAACGGCTTAGTACAAATAGTAAATTCTGCCCTGTCTAACTCACAGGGTGATTTTACGCATACTGGCAATTATTCCATAACTGGTGATGTTTCAGTTAGCGGAGCAATAACAGTCGATACTTTAAACGTAAAAAATCTAGTAGCTGAGAATAATTCCGCACTAGATGCGAGTGCGGGATCTTGGACTGTTCCTAACGAATCAGGACTAAATGGCAAGGGGCTAAATTGGAACTGGGGCTTGGGATCAACCCAATTAATTTACCGCTTGGGCGGACGCATTTGGACTAATGGCGTGTATGATGTACCAGCTACCAGCTCCTACAACATAGACAACATACCTGTGATTACAGCCGATTCCTTAGGTACTGGGATCAAGTCAAGTAACCTTACTCGAATTGGCAGACTAGAAACACTAGCAGTTTCTGGAGATACAGAACTTGGCGAATTTGCTTTCTTTAACAGTACAAGTAATCGTCTAGGACTAGGCACAGATCAGCCTAGTGCAAGTATTGAAATTTTAGATAATAATGTTAGCATTACTATTGGTAGCCCAAGCACAAGTCTAGCAACAATTGGTACAGCTAGTAATCACGATCTAGCACTTGTTACGGACAATATTCCACGCATTGTTGTTAAGCAAAGTGGAGAAGTAAATCTCAATGGCGATTTAAATGTCAAAGGAACAATCAATGCCACTAGCGTTGTAACTGATAGTAGAGTAGATCGTACACATCCAATCCAATTCCTAGCAACTAAAGATACTTCAATTTTTGGACTTGGCTTGAATTGGTCCGGAACAGGAAATATGCGTCAGTTGATTATGCTGGCCAATCCTGACAGACTTTATACTTCGGAAGATTTTGAAGCCAAGAGCTATCTAATATCTGGCAAATCAGTACTTACAGATTCTGCATTAGGTGACAGCGTTATTAGTTCTAGTCTTACACAACTTGGAACACTTGAAGCACTTACTGTAAACGGCCCAGCTAAGTTTTCAAATATTGATAGTCCTGTTATTGAGCTAGGCGGGTTAAACATAGCCAGTTCAGTACTAACAGCAAAAACATCATTGGCAGTAAAGCTAGGTGAAACAGAACTTGTTTACGGTGATGCAAACCAAATCAATATTGGCGATAAATTAGAACAAACTAAACCAGTTAAAGTATTTGGTAAACTAAGCGTTGGTATCAACAATCCAGATCCAACTGTAAACTTTAGCGTGGGCGGAGATGTTAGCATTGGTAACAAGCGTTTTACTAATGGATCCGTTATGCCTACTGGCAGTAATTACGAAGTAGGTGATATTTGTTGGAATACTAATCCACAGCCAAATAGTTATATTGGTTGGGTTTGCGTTACTCAAGGCGATCCTAGTCAATGGTTACCATTTGGCGAAATAAAAGCTCAATAATATTGACCTTGCTGTACAAAAGCGTATAATTACTATATGCGGACTTAGACGCTCATCCCGCAATATAAACTCTGCGTGTCATTGTTAACTAGGAGACATAACAATGGCAAAATTTTACTCAACAAAGACTTACGGAAACGACAGAGGATTATCCTGCTGTTTTAGACAATGGCGTGCCACACATAGCCACTGCTCGACCTTACACGGTTACTCAATTGGTATCAAACTAATTTTTGAATGCGATACACTAGATGACAAGAACTGGTGTATGGACTTTGGCGGTCTCAAAGAATTCAAAGCGTGGGCAGACTCAATGTTTGATCACACGCTAGTAATTGCCCAAGACGACCCCCATCTAGAAACTTTCCAAAAGTTAAACGATATTAAGGGCGGATTCAACGACAGCGGATTATGCAATCTACGCATAGTAGAAGGTGTAGGCTGCGAAATGTTTGCCAAAATGTGTTACGACAGAATGGCTGAACTTTTGGCAAGTGGTGACATGCGCTATCCAATCAATCCAACCGTTAGGATTAAATCAGTTGAAGTATTTGAACACGGTGCTAATTCGGCTACGTACGAAGGCTAAAAATCTTTGGCGCCTTTGGGCAAAAGCATTGGGTGAGAAAGCAGGCAATACGGACGAGGAATCGGATCGAATTGCTTGCATTCGTACGGTAATTGTGTTATCATATGTACTTACAAACATTTTTATAATCTTAGGTGTCATACGGCACTGGTAAAGGCACACATGAAACGTATAGGCTATGCTTGCAAATGGTTGGATGACGCTAGCGAAGTTAGAGGCATGAAGGTCAATGCCGCCAATAGAGAGCTGAATGGACGCTCAACAACAATGCGATGGCTCCGTGAGCATCCGCTAGAAGCCGAACAGCGTCAATATGACTTAATGAATCACAACACTAAGGCCGCCGTCAAACAAATTGAACGTGTTGCTCAACTGCCGCCTGAGCGTAGAATGATGCGTATTGGTTCAGAAATGCTGAGTGGCTATACTGAAAAAGATTGGATCGACTGGTGGCAGCATCCAGACCAACAACGTCATTGCGAGAAGATATTTGCCCCAGTGGGTGAAGCCGCTCGCAAACACGATGTGCGTATCAGCTTTCATCCTGGACAATTCTGTGTGCTTGCCAGTGAAAATCCTGGTATTGTAGAGCGAAGCATTGAAGAATTTGAGTATCACGCTGACATGGCTCGTTGGATGGGGTTTGGTAAGACTTTCCAAGACATGAAGATTAATGTTCATATCTCGGGCAAGCGTGGTCCCGACGGAATCAAAGAAACACTGAAGAAGCTGAGTCCCGAAGCTAGAAACTGTATCACTATTGAGAATGACGAAAACTCTTGGGGTGTAGACAGCAGTATCGAACTAGTGGATCATTGTGCGCTGGTGTTGGACATACATCATCATTGGATTCGCACTGGCGAATACATTCAGCCTACAGATGACAGAGTCAAGCGTATTATCGATTCATGGCGTGGTGTGCGCCCAGTGTGTCACTACAGCGTAAGTAGAGAAGATGTGTTAGTAGATCATCCGGTGGATGTAATGCCTGATCACGCCCAGTTGTTGGTACAGGGCTACAAAAAACAAAAGATGCGAGCACACAGTGACTGGTATTGGAATCAGCCTGTGACTGACTGGGCTCTCAGCTTCTGGGAGCACTTTGACATCATGTGTGAAAGCAAAGGCAAAAACCTAAGTAGTGCCCAGGTGTACAACCGGGCACTGGAACTTAAACTGCTTTAGGCTTTTTTGGAGCACGTGGCTTTTTAGCCGCAGGTGCCTTCTTAGCCGCAGGTGCCTTCTTAGCCGCAGGTGCCTTCTTAGCCTTAGCTGGTTTAGCTTCAGCAACTGATTCAACCATAACTTGAGTAGCTTGAACAGCAACTGGTTCTGGCACCACTACTAACGGAATTGGAATCATTGCCGCTGGTTCTGGCACTTTGTAAGGTGCTGACTCTACTACTGGCTCCGGTACTGGCTCTGGCTTTTTAAAGAAACTTTTGATAAATTTTAACATGGTATATTATCCTCCAAGGTATTTATTCGATAAATATCATTATGTATAACTTTATCAAGCATATTACCTTAAACGAAGGCAAGACTCCTAAGACACTTACACAAACCAAGTTGCCCTACGCCCGCGATGATTTAGAACCCAGTATGAGCGAAGATACCATTGATTATCACTACGGCGAGCTATACAGTGGATATGTCAAGCGTTTCAATAAAGGTGAAGGCGATGCTGACTTTAATGAAGCGGGTGCGTTTTTACACGATATATATTTTACACAATTTCAAAAACCCTCTGGATCAAACGTTCCGGACGGTAGTGCCGGCGAGTTCATTACCAAACACTTTAAAACTTTTGACAAGTTTAAAGATGCTTTTCTCAAAGAAGCCATGGCTATACAAGGCAGCGGGTGGGTGTATCTAGCACGTAACGGCACAATAAAAACTATTAAAAATCACGAAATCAAACTGGATATAATTTTGCTAGTTGATTGGTGGGAACACGCTTGGGCTTTAGATTACCAAGCGGACAAAAAAGGTTACCTAGCTAATCAATGGAAAATTATCAATTGGAATGTAATTAGTTCCCGAATTGGCCTAGCGTCTTGAGACTGCTTACTGGCATATCCCATACACGTCTGCTTTCTACGCCCTTTTCCTGGGCAAACTTTTTGGCATCACAATTACTACACACGTGATAGTACTTGTTATCTAAACGTTTGGGATCCATTGATCCTTTGTCTCTCTTGAACACTCCTTGACAAGCGTCACATCGAAACAGCACTATAGTCTTATTACGGCTATAGGTATGGTGCTTACCACGTTTGCTGGTACGCACATATTGTGTTTGCACAAATTCTGTTCCCAAGTACATAACTGTATTTACGTGTTTACATTAAGATTATAAAATGCTTTTGATAAATATCATATACAGGGGAAAAGTGTGATTACAATTACAGAATCAGCAAA